TTTTCTGAAATTACTAACCCTAATCAGGGCGGTATATTATACCATGTTTATACAAGTACGCTATTGTAAATATAAATAGCATTATCTGATTTACACTATGGCTCTTATCACAAGAAAAGAAGCAGCAGAGAAAATGGGAGTAACTATACAAGCGGTATATATGGCGATTAAACAAGGTCGTCTAACAGCTATGGAAGATAATCAAGGAAATATTGTTATTAATAGCGACACTATGGTTGCAGAGTGGAATAAAAAATCTGCTTTTAGGCAGATGAAAACAAAAACGCAACCATCAACACCAAAACGTAAAAGATCTTCTATCACAACAGACTCTATACCTGAGTACGAGGAAAGTAGGGCTAGAACAGAACATCTTAAGGCTGAGTTACTTGAACTTGAACGAAAACAAAAAGAAGATAGTCTTGTGTCTCTTAAAGAAGTACAACAAAAGTGGACAGAAGTTATAACGACAGCAAGAACAAAATTATTAGGAATATCATCTAAAGCGAAACAACGATTACCTGATTTAGATACCAACGCAGTTAGCTGTATAGATGACATAGTTAGAGAAGCATTAGAAGAATTATCTGCTGCATGAGCAATATTTTATCTTTAGAACAAATAGCATTTGATAGTTTTAAACCGCCCAAAAAATTAAGTCTTAGCGATTGGGCAGATGAATATGCTTATCTTTCCGCAGAAAGTAGTGCAGAGGGTGGTAGGTGGAGAACATTGCCATATCAAAAAGGGATGATGGATGCTATCACTGATCCTGATATAGAGCAGATAACAATAATGAAATCAGCTAGGGTTGGATATTCTAAAATTCTTAATCACGTTATTGCATATCACATACACCAAGACAGTTGTCCAATAATGGTCGTACAACCCACTATTGAGGACGCAACTGGTTACTCAAAAGAAGAGATTGCACCTATGCTGCGAGATACACCATGTTTAAATGGTCTTGTAAGTGATGCAAAAGCAAAAGATGGTCAGAATACACTTTTACAAAAACAATTTCCGGGTGGCACATTATCTTTAGTAGGTGCTAATTCTCCTAGAGGTTTTAGAAGAGTTAGTAGAAGAATAGTTTTGTTTGATGAGATAGATGGGTATCCTTCTTCTGCTGGTACGGAAGGAGATCAAATAAAATTAGGTATTAGAAGAACAGAATATTATTGGAATCGCAAAATTGTTTCTGGCTCTACACCGACTGTAAAAGATTTTTCTCGTATAGAAAAAATGTTTTTACAAACTAACCAGCAGCGTTACTACTGTCCATGTCCCCACTGTGGTCATATGCAATATCTAAGATGGGCGCAGTTTAAATGGGAAAATAATGACCCTGACACAGTAAATTATCAATGCGAGTCTTGCCTAAAAGGAATACCACATAACAAAAAAAGATGGATGGTAGAACGTGGCGAGTGGAGAGCAACAGCACTTGGAAAATCTAAGCATGTTGGTTTTCATATATGGGCTGCATATTCTTATTCTCCTAATGCAAGTTGGGCAAATCTTGTAGAGGAGTTTTTATTAAGTAAAGATGATCCAGAGCAATTAAAAACGTGGATTAATACAATTTTAGGAGAAACATGGGAGGATGAATATCAAGCAAAAGTTGGTGCTGATTCTTTGATGATTAGAGCATCAGAGGCAACTTATAAAAGAGCTACTCCACCTGATAGTGTTTTATTTATAACTGCTGGAATTGATACGCAAGATGACAGATTAAGCTTATCTGTTTTTGGTTTTGGAAGAGAAGAGGAAATGTTTTTATTAGATCGACAAGTTTTATATGGATCGCCTGCAAGAGCAGATGTATGGAAACAGTTAGATGAGGTTTTATTAGGGGAATATATAAATCAAAACGGAATAAAATTAAAGATTGAGAGTGCTGCGATTGATACTGGAGGACATTATACGCATGAGGTATATCAGTACGTTAGAGAAAGATCTCATCTTGGTTTGATAGGTATAAAAGGGATGGGACAAAAAGGAAAACCACCATTAGGTAAACCTACAAAAGTAGATATTAACTTTACAGGTAAAGCACTAAAAAAAGGAGTTCAACTTTTTCCTGTAGGTGTAGATATTATTAAAACAACTTTAAGTAATAAATTAAAAGATGCAGATATTGGTAAAGGTTATATACATTTTTATCCAACAACCACACCAGATTATTTTCAAGAGTTAACAGCAGAAAAACAAGTGCTTAAATATAAAAACGGTTATCAAGAACGTGTATGGGTAAAAAAAAGTAATGCCAGAAATGAGGCATTAGATGAAATGGTTTATGCGTGGGCTGCATATCAGCGTTTACTGCAAAAATATGATCGCAGAACTATATATGACCAATTTGAAAGAAAAATTAACCCTGTAAAACCTCTAAAGGAGGCTAAGATAGACTTAAATCGTACTAAATCGGCTAAAAAGCCGAATTTTATCGCTAATTGGTAATTAATCGTGACTTTTCCTCAACAAATAATTGCTGGAGATCTTGTTCAATGGAGGATTCCTGAGACTAAAGATGCTTTTGATAATCCAATCAATAGTCCTGATTGGTCTGTTACTTACTATCTAAGAACAAATACATCTTCTGAGGGTGCTACTGTTAATAGTTCTGCCTATCTAAGTGGTTTTGAATTTAGTATTCCAGCAGCGACAACAGTTAATTTTGATGCTGGCAACTGGTTTTATCAAGCGGTTGCAAATAAGTCTGGTCAACAAAGTCAGACAATATTTAGAGGATCTTTTAAAGTCTTAGCTTCTCAAGCTTATACTGGAACACCAGCAGCTTTTGATGGTAGAAGTCAATTACAAAAAGATCTAGATCTTATTGAAACAGCAATAAGAAATATTCTAAGTGGCGGTGTAATACAGGAATACAAAATTGGAACAAGAACTGCTAAAAAATATGAATTAGCTGAATTATTAGTTTTAAAAAGTCAGCTAAAAGTTGAACTTGTTAGAGAAAAACAAGCAGAAACAATAGCTAATGGTCTTGGAAATCCAAGAGCTACTTTTGTACGTTTTAATGGAGCATACTAATGGGAATCAGATCTAACATTACAAATGCAGTAAAAAGAGTTTTAGGTTTTAGTGACAAAGCTAATCCTTTGAAAAACCTTAGAGCTTATCAAGGTGCTTTAGTTTCAAGACTTACATCAGATTGGATGGCAAGTCAGCTTAGTGCTGATGCAGAAATAAGAAATAGTTTACGCAAGCTAAGAGATAGATCTAGAGAACTTGTAAGAAATAATCCATATGCAAGACAGGCTAAAAGAACTACTCAGATAAATATTGTTGGAACTGGTATGAAGTTTCAATCTAGGGTTTTACAGATAAGAGGAAACAGAAGGGATCAAAGAATAAATAATTTAATTGAACAAAAATGGGCTGAATGGTCTGGTGCTAATAGTTGCGATTGTGCAGGTAGGTATAGTTTTCACGAATTTGAATGGTTAGCTGCTGGAGCTTTGTGTGAAAGTGGGGAAGCTATTTTTAGAATCGTAAGATCACAGTTTGGTAATTCAAAAATACCTCTTGGCTTACAGTTAATCGAATCTGATTTATTAGATGAAGAATATACAGGTAAAACTTTAAAAGTAAAAAACGAATGGCGTAACGGAGTCGAAAACGATGAGTGGGGTAGACCAGTGCGCTATGCCATCCTTACCAAACATCCGGGGGATGCTTATTATTTAGATTATTCAAATAATCAAAAAACACACATCTTTTTGTTAGCAGAAGATATTATTCATCTTTATTTACCAGAAAGGCCGGGTCAAAACAGAGGTGTGCCTTGGTTTCATAGTGTTATGTCAGATATGCACCAATTAGAAGGATATGAGGAAGCTGCTGTTATAAGAGCCAGAGCAGGTGCAAGCATAATGGGATTTATTCAAAATGACCAAGGAGAGCTTATCGGGGATGAAGTAGAAAATAATCAAAGAATACAATCATTTAGCCCCGGAGAATTTAGATACCTTGCACCTAATGAAAGTATAAACATTCCAGATATAGACTATCCCTCTCAACAGTATGAGATGTTTGTAAAAAATAAGATAAGACGTTTTGCTACTGGTATTGGTTGTAGTTTTGAAACTATAAGTAAAGATTTTTCAGAGACTAATTATTCCAGTTCAAGATTAAGTCTTTTAGAAGATAGAGAACATTGGAAATTCTGTCAAAAATATCTGATAAATAATTTACATCTAAGAGTATTTAAAGAATGGATAAAATTAGCTGTTCTGGTAGGAGAGTTGGATTTTGATGATTTTGCAGTCAGACCAGAAAGGTATATCAAACCAAGATGGACTCCACCTGCACAACATTATGTAGATCCACTAAAAGAAGTTAGAGCCTTTAGAGAAGCAGAGCAAGCTGGTTATATGAGTAAAGGTCAAGTTATAGCTGCTACAAATGGTGGCGATTATGACGATATTATTTCAGAAATATCAAGAGAACAGGAAGTCGCTAAAGACTTAGGAGTTACATTAGATAAAGATCTTGATCTTGAGGTTGAAGTTGGTCAATTAGAACTTGATTTACAACAAGCACAAGCACAACCAACAAGAGTAAAGAAAACTCGTAAAAAAACTAAGTAATCATGGCAAATGTAAGTGGAACAGAGATTAATCTCAAACCAACTCAAGGAATGGTTACAGAAGCAAAAAGGTATAAAGCGTGGAAAGAAGAAGGTAAGGCTGGTGGTACGCAGGTAGCAGCAGTAAGAGCTAGTCAAATAATTGCAGGTGGAGAGTTAAGTGCTGATGTTGTTGTCAGGATGTTTAGTTTCTTTGCAAGGCATGAAGTTGACAAAAAAGCAGAAGGTTTTAGGAAAGGAGAAAAAGGTTATCCATCAAAAGGTAGGGTTGCATGGGCAGCGTGGGGAGGAGATGCTGGTTTTAGTTGGAGTAGAGGAAAAGCTGCTGCTATTAAAAAGGCTAGAGAAAGAGCAGAAGTTATTGAATTAGCAAGACCATATCCTAATGAACACGCAGCAACTATTACAAATTCAGAGGAATATGATACATTTAGGCGATCAAATAATGAAGCTTCTCAAGGCATAGACTTTATATTTGGTATAAAGGATAATGAGGAGGGTGCTGAACTTCAATCAATTAGGTTTAGACTTTCTGAATTTACCGCCTCTGAAGCTAGATCATGGCTTGAGAGAAACGAGTTTGAACCTATCAAGTTTGAACCTGCTACTAACGAAAAAACTATGGCTGAAAAAACCAAAACAGAACAAAGAGCCGAACCTGATGGTCTGAAGGTAGGCGATTTTGTTCGTTGGAACTCTAGCGGTGGTACAGCTAGAGGAAAGATTGATCGTATCGTAAGAGATGGTTCAATTGATGTACCAGATAGTTCCTTTACTATTACAGGAACAGAAGATGACCCTGCTGCTTTAATTACTCTTTATAGAAATGGAGAGGCAACAGATCGTAAGGTCGGTCATAAGTTTTCAACTTTGACTAAAATTGCAGCTATCAGAACAATTGAATCTGATGACAAATTGGAAAGAAAAGAAGTTACTGATTTCAAAAATGTGAAATCCAGAACATTTGAATTTCCATTTAGTTCTGAATATCCAGTAAAAAGATATTTTGGTAACGAAATATTAAGCCATGAACGTGGTGCTGCTGATCTTAGCAGGCTGAATGACGGTGGTGCTGTTCTGTTTAATCACAATATGGATAAACCAATAGGAGTAGTTGAATCTGCTTATATTGGAGAAGACAAACGTGGTTATGCAAAAATTCGTTTCTCAAGAAGCAAGTTTGCATCTGAAATTTTAGAAGATGTAAAAGATGGAATTATTCGAGGCATCAGCTTTGGTTATTCTATTAATGATATAGATGAGACTGAAGAAGGTATGCTCGCTCGTTCATGGAGCGTCCATGAATTATCTGTTGTAACAGTTCCAGCAGATCCTACAATTGGCTTCGGAAGAAGTTTAATTACACCCTCTCAAGGTAATAGTATTACTATGGAAGATAAGTCCCCCTCTGAGGAGATTAATTCTGCGGAAATATCCGCATCCACCTCTGTTCGCACTATGGAAGAACCTATTAAAGAAACTCAGGTTGAAGCGGAGAAATCCGTTGAAATCGACATCAAAGCCGAAGTTCAACGTGCTATTGATGAAAACAATGCTCGTACAGCATCTATCACTTCATTATGTCGTGAGTTTGGAGAGTATGGAGCAGAAGACATAGCTGAAACTCTAATTAAAGGCAACAAATCTGTTGTTGAAGCAAGAGCAGCAATCCTCGATCTTGTAAAAAACAAGGCAGAGGTTAATAATACCCCTATTCGTTCTACAGACATGACATCTAATGAAGTTGGATTAGACAAGAAAGAAGTCAAAAGATTTTCTTTCATTAAAGCTCTAAATGCTCTCGCAAATCCTAATGACAGATCAGCACAGGAAGCTGCTGCTTTTGAAAGAGAAGTTTCAGACGAGGCAGCTAAACGCTATGACAAACCTGCAAACGGTATCTTAGTTCCAAACGAAGTTTTACAAAGAGACTTGAATGTAGGTACTGCAACTGCTGGTGGTAACTTAGTTCCTACAGATTTACTTTCTGGTTCATTTATAGACATTCTTCGTAAGAGAATGGCTGTTATGGCTGCGAACCCAACAATGCTTACAGGCTTATCTGGTAACATTGCAATTCCAAGGATGACTCAAAGTGCATCTGGATTTTTTGTTGGAGAAGGTAGTGAGCCAACAGAATCACAGCAAGCTTTCGATCAAGTCAATATGACACCTAAGACAGTAGGTGGAGTTGTTGAGTTCACAAGAAGATTACTACTTCAGTCAAGCATTGATGTTGAGTCAATGATTAGAGATGATATAGCTCGTGTTATCGCAACTAAATTAGACAATGCTGCTATCTACGGTACAGGTTCTTCAAACCAGCCTTTAGGTATCAAAGATACAACAGGTGTTGGCACTCAATCACTTTCAACCTTTGGTACTTTTGCTGAGTACATTGGAATGGAGACAGATGTTGCAGCAGCTAACGCAGATGTAGCGAATATGTTCTATATCATTAATGCTTCTGCTAGAGGTGCGTTAAAGAGTACAGAAGTTGCATCAAATACAGGTAAGTTTGTATTTGAGAACAATGAGATTAATGGTTATCCAGCTATAGTTTCTAATCAGCTTGTGAATAACGATGCACTATTTGGCGATTTCAGTCAGTTCTGTATTGGTATGTGGTCTGGTTTAGATCTAACTGTAGATACAATCACAAAAGCAGGTAGCGGTACTGTCAAGATAGTGGCATTACAAGATGTCGATTTCGCTATCAAGCAACCAACTGCCTTCTGTTTCGCAACATAAAATGAAAGTTGAACTTATAAGATCAACAATGATAGCTGGAGTCCCAACGGACTCTGGCTCTACTCTAGAGGTAGATGATAATGTTGGTCGTCTGCTTGTCTTTAGTGGTAAAGCTAAAATTGCTTCAGAAAAAACTACTGTAGTTAAAGAAGAAGTTGTTGAGGAAAAACCTAAAGCAAAGCAAAAACCAAAGAAAAAACCGACCACAACAATAGAGGAGATTTAAAGTGGCAATTATTCAACAAAACTTAGAAAAGCTAGAGGTATCATCAGCAGTAGCTTCTGCTTCTGTTAACTCGACCGCAACATCAAGTGCTATTGATTTATTAGAATTTGATGGAGATGTTGTTCTTGTTCTGAATTGTGCAGCAGGGACAGGATCTTCTCCAACTTTAAATGTTAAAGTTCAAGATTCTGACGCATCAGGTGGTACTTATACAGACTTGTCTGGAGCAGCTTTTACTGAAGTAACAACTTCTGCTTCACACCAAACTCTTGCAATTAACAAGGATGAATGTAATAGATTCATCAAGATAGTTCAGACAGTAGCAGGCTCATCTCCTGTTTTCATTTATGGAATATCTCTTGTTGGTGCTAAGAAGTACGGATAAAAAAATATAGCCCTCTTATGAGGGCTTTTTATTATGGCATTTACTGAAGATTTAAGTACATTTTTTGCTGACTTCTCAGATACTGTTGTGTTTAATAGTACAACTTATAAAGGCATATTAGATGAGCCTGATGAGATTGTTGCAGATGATAGAGTTCTGACTACTGATTATCAGTTAACAGCTAAAAGCAGTGATCTTGGTAGTCTTGTTTTTAATGATGCAATTACAGTAAATTCTGTTTCTTATAAAGTAAGAAGTGCAAAAAAAATAGATGATGGAAGCTTATGTATAGTTTCTTTGATGAAGGTTTAAAATGGCTAGTAAACGAGAACAAATCTTAGCTGCTATAAAAAATAACCTTGCCAACACAACAGGCGTAGGCAATCGTATTTTTAGAAGCAGAGCAGAACCAATGTCTAGGGCAGAATCTCCTAGTTTGGTTTTAGAATTTGTTACTGATGAGCCTACAGTCAATAGTGCAACTTATTTAAAAATAGATTGGACATTAAGAATAAGGATAGTTGTTATTGTTCGATCACAAACACCTGATACAACGGCAGACGCAACTGTAGAAAGTTTACATACAAAAGTTGTCAATGATCCAACATTAGGAGGACTTGCAATTGATGTAAGGCCAGCCACAGTAACATTTGATGTTATAGAAGCGGATCAACCAGCAGGTGTTGTGTTTTGTGAATATGAAATAGACTATAGATCAGACTATAACGATTTATCAACATGATCTATACTTCAATGAAGACCCTAACAACCCTTATTGTCTAATATGAAGTATGAAATCCCAAACGAGGGTGGAACTTACATTCTGAACCCTAAGACTGGCGAAGCAAAGCTAGTTCAACAAACCCAAAAAGCAGAACCCCCTACTGAGGTAACTAAAGATGCCACAACTAACAAGAAAAAGAGTAATTCTGATTGAATCAGAAAGTTCATACGGAACAAGTCCAAGCATGGCTGCTTCAACAGTTGTTCTTGTAAGAGATCTAACAATTACACCGCAATCAAGTGATGTTGTAAGTAGAGAGGTTGTGAGACCATTTTTAGGTGCTTTTCAACAACTTCTTGCGAATACAAGAGTTGAAGTTACCTTTTCTGTAGAACTTGCTGGATCTGGCACAGCAGGAACTGCTCCTAGATACGGAGATGCTCTCAAAGCCTGTGGGTTTTCAGAGACAATAGCTTCTAATACATCTGTTACTTATGCACCAGTATCAAGTTCATTCTCAAGTATTGCTATTCATTACAACACTGATGGTGTAAGACATATTGTTACAGGCTGTCGTGGAAGTTTTACAGTCAACGGATCTGTTGGAGAAATTCCTTCGATTGATTTTACTTTTACTGGAATTTACAATGCTCCAACAGATACAGCGTTACCTGCCGTTACCTATGGTAATCAAGCAACACCATTAATATTTAAAAATGGTAATACAACTGGCTTCCAGCTTCTATCTCATAGTGCTGCGTTACAAAGTATCTCTATGGATTTAGGTAATGAATTAGTTTACCGTGAGCTTGTTGGAGGAACAAAAGAAACATTGATAACAAATAGAAATATCTCAGGTTCAGTTCAGATAGAAGCAATGGCACTTGGTACAAAAGATTATTTTGCTGCTGCGTTGGCTGAAACTTCTGGCAACTTAACTTTCCTACATGGAACTGCTGCTGGTAATAAAGTACAAGTATCATCTACAAAAGCTGATATTGGAGATGTTGCATATGCAGAAATGGATGGAATACAAATGTTAGAAATTCCATACACACTTGTACCATCGACTGCAAATGACGAGGTTTCAATCGTTTACACATAAATACTTACTAAGTATTGACTACTGAGGTAGAGTGAAGAGGTATATATTTTAATTTATGGCATTTGTAAGAAAAAAGACCAAGGTTTACTCTTGGCCTGTGGAAGTTAAGACTCCTAGTGAGACTAATATTGGAGAATTTGAAACTAGCAAATTTATTGGTAAATTTAAAAGGTTGAAAAGATCAGAACTTGATTCTTTTGAGGAAGAGACTGAATATGATGCTTTACAAAAAATATTAGTTGGGTGGGAGGATTTAAATGAAGAAGATGGAACTCCTATCCAATTTTCAAAAGCAGAGCTTAAAAATTTTTCTGAAGATACTGATTTTGTAGCAGGCGTTCTTGATGCTTTTAAAAGTTTCTATGGCAATGCACAAGTGGGAAACTAACTGATGCTGCTTTATACTGGGCTTCGGGTGGCAAAAAGGTAATTGATGAAACTCTAAAAGATGCTGCTGTTTTTGGAGTTGATTTGAAAGAGCAACCAGAGGAAGAAAAAGACTTTGAAGTTTTTGATGAGAATTGGGATATTGTAATGATGTTTTTAAGAATGAATACACAATGGAACTGTTCTTTTGGAGGTATGGTAGGTTTAAATTATGAAGTTCTACTGCTTGCTGGTGGACTATTTGACATATACAATGTAGAAAACAGACAAGAAATGTTAGAGGGCTTACAACTTATGGAATCTGTGGCTCTTGTTGAGATGAATAAGGAGAAAAAATAATGGCAAAATCAGTTGATAAAATAACCTTATTATTAGATTTAAAAGGTTTTAAAGCGGTAAAGGGTCTTGGTCAAGATTTTAATAAATTTAAAAGCACAGTTAAGTTAAGCAAAATAGAAGTAGATAAAGCTATTAAGGGATTAACAAAGTTTCATGGAAATACAAAATTAAGTACAAATGCACTTAGAGGACAAATTAGTGCTTTAACAAGACTTAAAGATAACGTAGGAATTAACACCAAAGCATATAAGCAATTAAGTACTGCTTTAGAGCAAGCTAAGTTAAAAATGAATCAACTTACTGGTGCGTCTAAGAAACAAGGTAGATTTGGAGCTTTAGGGACTGGTGCTGGTGCTGCTGTAGGTTTAGCTGGTGGCTATCTTGGTGGTGCATTAGGTATCAACCCTGCTATTACTGGATTGGCAAGTGCTGGTGCATATCAGGCTTCTCAAGCTGCTGGAGTTGGGATGATGTCAAAAGCAGGTTTGATGGGAGGATTAGCTGGTGCTGGCATAGGTTTAGGAGTAGCAGGTGTAGGGGCTTTGGTCGCATCAGGAAAAGCTGCTGCCGAATATTCTGCTCAAATTAAAAGACTTGAGGTTGCTTTAAAAGGTGTTACTAAGTCACAAACAGAATTTAATAAAGCACAGGCAGTTATTAGAAGCGTATCTAAAGAACTTAATGTTCCTATTGCTAATGCAACTCAACAATTCACTACTTTAACAGCATCTGTTATTGGTGCTGGTGGATCTGTTGACGAGGCAGAAAAAGTATTTAGAGGTGTATCAGAAGCTATTAAAGCAACAGGTGGAGATGCAGAAGATGTTAAATCTGCGATCCGAGCAATGTCTCAGATCTTTGGTAAAGGTAAGGTATCTGCGGAAGAACTACAAGGTCAGCTTGGAGAAAGACTACCGGGTGCGGTTACAAAATTTGCTGCTGCTACAAACAGAACATTACCTCAATTACAAAAAGATTTAAGAGATGGAACTGTAGGTCTTAATGATGTTATGAAGTTTGTTGTCAAATTAAGTGAAGATCATGCAGAAGCAGCCAAAGAAATGGCTATGTCTTCTGCTGATGCTGGTCAGCGTATGCAAGTTACCTTTGATGAGCTTAAGAAAAATGTTGGAGATATATTGCAACCTTTAGGAGCAGAAATTCAAGATGTTGTTGAAATGTCACTTGATAATATTAATAGACTAATTGGTGGATTTAGAAAATTAATGAAAATTGGAGATGAGTTTGAATTAAAAAATTTAGAAAGAGAAAGAGAAAGATTAGCGAGAGGGGCTGCTAAATTTGGTTTTTCAGATATACTTGATGCAATAAGCGATCCAACAGGTGTAAGTCTTTTTAGAGAGACAGGGGAAATATTTGCTAGTAAGGAATTTAAAGACAGGCAAAAAGAAAGACTAAGATTAATAAACTTAGAAATTAAAGCTTTAAAAGAAAGAAATCTTATGATGGAACAATTTAAGACTCAAACTGTTTTAGGTAATGTAAAAGATTTTACTCGTGTTGATACTACTAATTTATTGCAACCTTTAGGATCTTTTGAAGATGGCAAGTCTGGCAATGTGTTTCAAGATCCTGTTTCTCAAGACGCAGAAAATGATACAAAAAAAGCCAGAGATATTTTAGATAAATATGCTCAATCTGTAAAAAACATAAATCAACAAATTGCTAATTCATTTGTATCTACATTTAAAAGACTTGAAGATTCTCTTGTTGAGTTTGTTACTACAGGAACTCTTAACTTTAGAAAGTTTGCACAATCAATTATTCAAGAAATTACAAGAATATTTATAAGAAGTCAGATAATAAAACCACTTATGAGTGCTTTTGGTGGGTTTAATCTTTTTGGAGGTGGAGGTGGTCAAACCTCTCCATTTTTAATGGACTTTGGAGGTAGTAGTTTAGGTGGTTACTCATCAAGGTTTAATCCATCTACAACATCTTATTCAAGAAATCCATTTAAAAACGCAAAAGGTAATGTTTTCGCTGGAAACAAAATTGTTCCATACGCTTACGGAGGTGTTGTTGATAAACCAACATTATTCCCGATGGCAAACGGCATGGGACTAATGGGCGAAGCTGGAGCAGAAGCGGTCATGCCTTTAAAACGTGGTAGGGATGGGAAACTTGGAGTTATTTCTCAAGGTGGAGGCTCAACAAATATTGTTGTAAACGTAGATGCTACAGGAAGTTCTGTTGAAGGTAATGAGCAAGAAGGAAGAGAACTTGGAAGATTAATATCAGTTGCTATACAATCAGAATTAATTAATCAAAAAAGGCCGGGAGGTTTATTGGCATAATGGCAACATTTCCAAATATAGATCCAAGTTATCCTGTAGAAAAAAAATCTGCTCCAATAACACGCACAGTGGTTTTTGCTGATGGTTATCAACATCGAATTACATTTGGTTTACCACAACATCAAAATCCTAAGATATTTGCATTTGTTTGGAAAAATTTATCAGAAACAGATTCAGATACAATAGAAACTTTCCTTGATGCTCGTGCCAATGATAATGATAGTTTTGACTATACACCGCCAAATGAGTCTTCTTCTATGAAATTTGTTTGTAGAAAATGGAGTAAAAGTATGGAATTTTCAAATCTTGCATCTATAAGGGCTACTTTTGAAGAGGTATTTGAACCATGACTACAGCTCCAATAATTAATGATCTACAAAAGATTAACCCATCGTCAATTATTGAATTATTCACTATTACAACTGACGCTTCTTTACATGGATCAGCTACAACTTATAGATTTCATGCTGGTACAAATAGAGTTGGGAATGGAGATATTATCTGGGCTGGTAATACTTATATAAAAATGCCAATACAAGCAGAGGGTTTTGCTTTTCAAAGAGGTCAACTTCCAAGACCAAAACTTATTGTTAGTAATGCTCTTGGAACAATTACCGCTATTTTATTAAATGTTAATTCTGTAACATCAGGTAATGACCTAACAGGTGCAACAGTTACAAGAATAAGAACACTTGCTCGTTTTTTAGATTCTATTAATTTTCCGGGTAATACAAATCCATTAGGCACACCAGATCCTACATCAGAGTTTCCTAAAGAAATCTATAAAATAGATAGAAAATCAACAGAAAATAGAGAAATAGTTGAATTTGAATTAGCAGCAGTATTTGATTTGGCTGGTATTCGTGCGCCAAAAAGACAATGCACTAGAACAGAATTTCCTTCAATTGGTACTTTTATAGCATGAGTTGGAAAGAAGAAGCACTTGCTCATGCGAAAGACCAAGATCCTAAAGAATCGTGTGGATTATTGTTAAATATTCGTGGAAAAGAAAAATACTATCCTTGTCGTAATCTTTCAATGACAGATCATCAATGTTTTATTCTTGATCCAGAAGATTATGTAAAAGCTGATAATTCTGGGGAGATAACAGCTATTGTTCATAGTCATCCTGTAACGCCTCCTGTTGCTAGTCAGGCAGATCAGATTAGTTGTGAACAAAGTAAACTTCCTTGGCATATTGTTAATCCAAAAACCGAGACTTGGGGATATTATGAACCCTGTGGATATAAACCACCTTTACTTGGTCGTCCTTGGGTTTGGGGTGTGACTGATTGTTGGTCTTTAGTAAAAGATTGGTATAAGGAAGAAAAGAATATTGAACTAAGAGATTGGGATAGACCTACCACTCCAGAAGAATTTGTATTAAATCCTTTATTTGAAAGTTGTGCATGGAGAACTGGATTTAGAGAATTAAGACCTGACGAAAAACTTTTAAATGGCGATGCTTTGTTAATGTCTATTGGATCTGCTGGTTTAAATCATGTAGCTATTTTTTTAGATGGAGATGTTTTGCATCATTTAACAGATAGACTATCTTGTAGAGAGCCTTATTCTCAATGGTTATTAAAATGCACAGGAGGGAGGTATCGTTATGTTGCGTAAGTTAAAACTATATGGAGAACTTGCTGAGTTTATCGGTCATAAAGAATTTGAAATACAGGTAGATAGTCTTGGTAAAGCAGTTAGTTTTCTTGTTAATAATTTTCCGCAGGTAGAGAAATATATGAATCCCAAATATTATCAGGTAAAAGTTGGTAATTATGCTGTAAACGAAGAAGAGATACACCATCCAATAGGACAGGAGGATATACATATCGTTCCTGTTATTAGTGGTGCTGGTAGTGGGGCAGGGAGAGCATTATTAGGTGCTGCTTTGATTGCAGGTGCTTTTATAATTAATCCAGCTATATCTTTTAGTTTTTCAAAGGGCGTTACAGGTTTTAGCACTTTAACTGGTTTAGGTGGTTTTGCAACAAAAGCAGCAGTTGGTCTTGGAGGTCTTTTGGTTTTGTCTGGAGTAAGTGAAATGCTATTTCCTTTACCAAAACAAGATGAGTTCAAATCAGAACAAGACCCACAGTTATCATTTAGTTTTTCTGGAACTCAAAACACATCGAGAGCTGGAACACCTGTCCCTATTGTCTATGGCGAAATCATAACTGGCTCAGTCGTGATCAGTGGTGCTGTTGATACTCAACAGGTACAAGCATGACAGATAAAATTATCAGAGGTAGTGGTGGTAATCCTTCTCCTCCTACTCCTCCACAACCTACTCGTGCGCCTGATACTTTACACAGTAGGCAGTTTGCCACTTTTCTTGATCTTATTTCTGAAGGAGAGATTGAAGGTTTTGCTTCTGCTTCAAAAGAAGGTAGAACGCAGGGAACTGCTGCATATAATAATGCTGCACTAAAAGATGTATTCCTAAATGATACTCCTGTTTTAAAATCAACTGCTGATTCAACCAATCCAGCCACGACTGATTTTAACTTTCAAGATGTAACATTTAACCCTAGATTTGGTACATCAGGACAAACAAAAGTCACAGGAATAGAAAGCAGTTCTTCTGTTATAGCTGTGGGAACAACTGTAACTGCATCTTCTCCTGTCACTAGGCAGATAACAAATTCAAATGTTGATGCAGCAAATATAACAATTACCTTTCCACAACTTCAACGAGCAACAGATCAAGGAGATTTACTCGGTACATCAGTTCAATTAAAAATATCAGTGCAATATAATTCTGGTGGATTTACTGATGTTATAAATGACACGATTACAGGTCGAAGTGCTGATGCTTACCAAAGAGATTACAGAGTAAATCTTACAGGTGCTTTTCCTGTTGATATAAGAGTTACAAGAGTTACTGCTGATAGTACAACTTCAAGTCTAATAGACGCTTTCAGATGGACAAGTCTTGGGCAAATAGTTGACGATGCTAATACTTATCCCAATAGTGCTTATGCTTCTCTCAGGTTGGATTCTATGCAGTTCCAATCAATACCTACAAGAAAATATCGCATAAGAGGGATAAAGGTTAGGATTCCGGGTGCTGGTGCTAGTGGCTCTGGCACACCAAGTATTGATTCTGCTACTGGTCGTATAATTTATCCCACTGGTTATATTTTTAATGGTGTAATGGGTGCTGCTCAATGGTGTTCATGCCCTGCAATGGTCTTATTAGATTTACTTTTAGACACACGCTATGGATTTGGAAATCATATAACAGAAAGTTCTCTTGATTTATTTTCTTTTGTTACTGCAAGTAAGTTTGCAAATACATTGGTATCAGATGGATTAGGAGGACAAGAAGCTAGATTTAGTTGTAACGTAAATATTCAATCATCAAGTGAAGCATTTGATTTGATAAATGAATTGGCAGGTGTTATGAGGTGTATGCCTATATGGTCTGCTGGTAGTATTCTTCTTGCACAAGATAGTCCTAAAGATTCAAGTTATTTATTTAATTTATCTAATGTAACTTCTGAGGGCTTTAGTTATTCGGGAAGTGGATTAAAAACAAGAAATACAGTCATTTCTGTTTCTTACTTCAACATGGATAGTAGAGAGATAGATTATGAGGTTTATGAAGATACCGCTTCGATAGCCAAGCTAGGAGTAATTATTAAGCAAGTAAAAGGATTTGCGTGTACTAGCCGAGGTCAGGCACGAAGACTTGCAAAGGCTATACTTTTTGCTGAACAAAATGAATCTGAAATTTGCTCATTTGCAACCTCTATAGATTCTGGTGTAGTCGTAAGGCCGGGTGCTGTTATTGAAATAGCTGATCCAGTTCGTTCTGGAGTCAGAAGAGGAGGTAGGGTTAAAGCTGCAACCACAACTCAAGTAACTGTAGATGATACTGCTGCAACTGATTTAGCAACAACAAATAATCCAACTCTTAGTGTTATTCTTCCTAATGGAACGATGGAGACAAAAGGTGTTCAATCTATTTCTGGTGCAGTAATTACAGTTGATAGTGCTTTCTCTCAAGCACCAAATGTTAATTCAGGATGGCTTTTACAGAATGACACAGTTAAAGCTCAAAAATTCAGAGTAATAACAGTAGAAGAGTCTGACGGTATCAATTATGCGATTACTGCTTTGTCTTATGTAAATGCTAAATATGCGTTTATTGAGGATGGTGCGAGTTTGCCAGCAAGAACTGTATCAATATTAAATCTCCCGAAAAATCCTCCATCAGCTTTACAAGCTGAAGAAAAAGTTGTTGTTATTAATAATCAGGCAGTTGCAAAACTAATTCTTAGTTGGCAGCCTATTGTCGGTGTTACGCAGTATCAGGTTAACTATAGATTTAATAATGGTAACTTTATCTCTCAAACTGTATCTGCACCTGACTTCGAGATATTTGACAGCGATGTTGGAACGTATGAGTTTCAAGTGTTTAGCTATAACGCAGCATTACAAACAAGTGCGACTTCTGCAAATTTAACTTTTGTTGCTCAAGGTAAGACTGCATTACCAGCAAATGTAAGTGGTTTAACGGCAGAACCAATTAGTGAAAAATTAGTAAGATTACGTTGGAATTTATCTACCGATGTTGACGTTATTCATGGTGGTCGTGTCTTTGTAAGACACTCTCCTCTAGTAGATGGAAGCGGATCTTTTCAAAATAGTACTGATTTAATTCAAGCACTTGCAGGAAATACAACAACTGCGGAAGTGCCATATCTTGAAGGCGAATATATTTTAAAATTCCAAGATGATGGTGGAAGATTATGTGCTGGAGAAACAAGTGTAATTATTGATCTTCCTGATAATCAAGCACCTTTAATTACACAAACACGAAGAGAAGATACTGACAATCCAAAGTTTCAAGGAACAAAAACCAGTATTGATTTTGATTCTGCAACAGGAACTATAAACTTAGCTGGTTCTGGATTGTTCGATACGATTACAAATTTTGATC